AAATGGCGATTGCTTACACACTGGGGCCACACCCATACATTTTGAAACGGGACAAGGATCTGCCAGAAGAGGAGCAGACCACATTCCAACTAAAGAACCGCACGCAGGAACAGTGGGATCACATTTGCCCATCGTGGGCCAGTACAGGGACCGGGTATACCCTGTTGGGCAGTACGGCAACCAAGATCCTCAAGAAGGTGTTGGCAGGCTGGGAGAACTATCTCGACAAAGATGGGAACGAGATCCCCTATCAAGCCAGCAACATGAAGGCCAATCTTAACGCCCTAAACGCAGGGATGAGGATGGAACTGGCCGGAGAGGTTCTGGACAGGAACGAGTTGACGGATACTGAATCAAAAAACTAGCCATCGCCACCTTTGTGGTGGCAGGGCATTTCGGGGAACGGTCCTGTGCCAAGTGCAAGGAGCAGCCTGATCTCAAGATTGCATGGCAGTGCGAGGGGGGAGAGGGTGGGTTTATCATCCCGATTACCCCGCCGCTCACAATTGAGCGTTGCCCCATGTACTACCTGGGGAAAGACATTGAGGCGGCTTTCTTTTTGTACGGGCACTACAAAGACGGAAGGCTACCGATTGCGGGGGGGGTGTTAGACCAGGTCCATACGGGACTGGAATCGTTCCGGTTGATTGACGAGTACATGGAGATCGCAGGCAGGAAGTAATGGCAGAAGAGACGCTTACCGTAAAGATTAAACTGAGCGACTTCGCATCACGCGGGATGAAGAAGTTCGTTGGCGTGGTGAGTCGTTCGGTTGCGAAGGTGAAGGCGAAACTTGCCGCCGTGAAGTCTGCCGTCTTCTCGCTTAAGGGTGCGCTGATTGCATTGGGGGGGGCTGCGGTTGCCCGCTCGTTCATTACCGCTGGCGCGGAGTTGGAGAAGTTCCGTACTCAGTTAGTCGCCGTGATGGATCAGAATGAAGAACTTGCAGACTCTACTTTGAAATGGGTGCGGGAGTTTGCGAAAGTCACCCCCCACATGACCAACGACGTGATTCAAGCGTTCGTATCTCTGCAAGCCGCAGGGGTGAGCGCCAACGAGCAGATGATGGACACCATTGGAAATGTTGCCTATGTATTTGACAGGAACATTGCGGATGTCTCCCTTGGGTTGGTGTCCATGGAAAAGGAGATATTTAAACGATTGGGGATTCAGTGGGAGATCGTGGGGCAAAAAGCAAAGATATGGTCAGGGGACACCATCGTTCACACAAACAAGGCTGCAAAGTCCATGCGAGAAGGGATCCTTGAAATATGGGAAAAGAAGTTCCCCGGCGCAATGAAAAGGGCAGAGGGCGACTTCAAGGGATTGACGGCGTTACTCGCTTCGGAGTGGTGGGAATTCCGAGCCCAGGTAATGAAGGCTGGGGTCATGGACTTCATTAAGGCTGGGCTGAAGACTGTTGCAAATAAAATGGGGGGCCTTGAAAACGCGGCCCCCAAGGTGGCCCAGGCCATTGTTATGGGACTGACAATGGCGGCGAAATATGCTGGTTATTTTGCTACCGCAGTAGAGGTGATACAGGGCGCGTTTTATATGTTGAAGTCGGTTGGAGCAAAAGCGTTACAGAAACTCACGGAAGGCTTTGCGTCATTCTTCGACAACATCGCCCAACAGATGAACGCAATCGACGAAGATAACGCCTTTTGGAATTTTCTGATTGGCAAAGAAAACATGAAGGGGATGAAGGAGTGGTCTAACAATGCCGTAAAGGATTTGGATAAGTTCTCTGCCAAGATGGAGAAAACATCGGACGATGCGTTGACCAGCCTTGAAAAGTTAACTGACCCAACCAGATTAAAGCCGCACGAACGCATGGGGCAATTGTTGGGCGAGGTTACTGCTGAATTAGAACTACAAGCGGCGGCACGCGAGAAGGTGGCCTTGGCAGCAGAAAAGCAAGCAGAGGCGACAAAGAAGGTAGACAGCACCGCTGGAGGGTTGGGCATCACCACGGAGGGGATTCAACCACTAAGGGAACTTAACAAGGTGCTTAAGGAAGCACACGATATTGAAATGGCGGTCTTGGCAGAACAGGCCAAGTTAATCAAGGAGGCAGAGCAAGCCGACTTGGATTCCAAACTCAGCGCCGCGCAAAAGCGGTTTGAATCTATCCGTGGGACGGTCATGCGTATCGGGTCTGTCCTGGAAGACAACATCCTTCGCGCCATCGACGCCGCAGTAGAGGGAACCTTCCGGTGGAGGAGGGCTCTGCAAGACACCCTCAAGGACTTAGGGATGACCATGGCTAAAATGGGTATCTCGGCTGGTCTCCAATTGGCCGCGACGGGAGTGGCGGGGGCGTTAGCCGCAAAGGGTGGGGTATTCCCTGCATTCGAAACCAGACTGCCAATCAAGGCATACGCCAAGGGGGGAATCACCCAAGGCCCAGAGATCGCAATTATCGGTGAGGGCAAGAAGCAGGAAGCCGTGGTCCCCCTGGATAACGGACAGAAGATCCCCGTGGAGATGAAGGGCGAGGGCGGGGGTACAACTAACATCTACATCTCTGCCATGGATGGCGCAGACGTAATGAGGGTTCTATCGAATAACCCGGAAGCCGTAGCCGCAGGAGTAGCCAGGGCAAGACGGGACAACCCGGGATTCTTGGGCGGATAGTTGAAAGCATAGACCGATTACAGCACCACACTTTCCAACCCTGACAAACGGCGTGGAGTTCGCTGGCTATCCTCTATCGCAGGTGGATGCGTGGAAGCCTATCGTGTTTCAAATGGAAAGCGGGGCGACAGAGATCAGGGCGAGGTGGGATGTCCCCGTTAGACGTTGGAACATGGTTGGAGAGAATCTGCCGACGTTGGATGCCGACATGGTAATGGGCTTCCTCCACGAGCGCAAAGGCGGATCAAACTTCTGGTATTGGGATTCCAACGTGATCCCAATATGGAGCCCATACGACGCTCCGACAACCAGCACATCGGCAGGGGGGGCTATCGCTGGGCGAACGCTTTATTGCGCCTACGTGTGGAGCGACGGGACCGATATATCCAACGTCTCGCAAGAGGCTACGCAGGTAGTGGCGGCAAACAATCAGGCCACTGTGACTGCTAAGCAATTCCCTACGGGGGTGACTGAAGCACGGGTATACCTCGGGATCGCTTCTGGTACGTTGACCTTCGGCGGAACGATTGCCACCACGGGGGGGACGTTTACAGAGCCCTTCTCTACAGTGGATGGGGACAGCAATTCAGGGCAGAAGGTCTTGAACGTAGCCGCAACCACAGGCTTCGAGAGTGGGCAGAACGTAGTGATTGACGAGGGCAGCGTGGGTGCCGGGGAGGAGAACAAGGTCATTGACACGGTGCAGGCTGGGGTTTCCCTAACCATGACTACGGTTCTGACGTACACCCACACAGCCGTCCAAGCAGACGAGGTGTACCTCGATCCGGGAACGGGGACTGCCGCCCCGTCCACCAACACCCTGGACGGCATAGAGATCAAGGTACGCATGATTGGGGAACCCACGATTAGCCAGATGGGTACAGGGGTGTGGAACATCACGATTCCGATTGAAGAGATGCTCCCGTGAAAGTTCTCACGGCCAACCTAATCACTCAGAAGAACACGCTTGCCGGGACCGAAGACGGCCCATGGATATGGTTGGTTGAGTTTGACAGGGACGGTACGAATTCCCTGCACTATGCCAAGGCAAGAGCCAACGTCACTTTCAATTCACAGACCTACACCCGCAGGGGGATGACGGTAGAGCCTGCCAAGTCTGACGCAGGCGGGGGAACGATCAACTTCACAGTGACCATTCAAGATGTAGACCAAACCATAGTTGCTTATCTGGAAGCGGATGAGCTGCGTGACCGCCCCATGATGCTGACTCAGGTACACCAGGACCATCTGAGTTCGGCAACCAATCGAATAGACATTAGGGGGTTGGTTATTTCCGCCGATTCTGATGAGAAGGCGGCAACGCTGACTTGTGGAAATTACGACCTTCGGACGGTGAGGATCCCAAATAGTTCCTATGCGAAACTCCGGTGCCGATTTGTGTATAAGGACTTCCATTGCACTTCTGTCCATGGGGATGCGGCTTGTTTGAAAGATCCCGACGACTGTGACAGCAAGGGCAACCTTGACCGAATAGGCTGCTTCCCAGGTTTACCAATGCCAAGACCATGATGATACCCGACATAACAGACCTGATTGGAAAGCCAAGCGATGAGGTCGCTGGGCCGCTTAATCTCCCCTGCCTATGGGTGGTTGAAGAGGTGTACCGACGCATGGGGTTGGAGATCAACCTGGTTGACTTGGATGAGGGGGAGACGGAATGGGCAAGGGTTGACTTGGATGACGTTCCTGTTGGGGCTACTCTTGGCATGGAGGGATTAGTCCCCGGATTCGTGGGGCACTTTGCCATTCATCTGGGGTGGGGGCTGTGCCTTCACGCTTCCCCGAAACAGATTGAAGTGGTGCCTATTGCATCGTTGGTTAGAAAGATTATTGAGGCGCACATCCCGTGCTCTCTATTGTAGAAAAGACAAGTTGCATCGGACCCCGTAAGCGGGTCTATAATGTTCCGGTTCAAATGGGGGCCCCCGTCTACGCCTACATTCCGAGCCATTTCCACGATATGGAAGTGGTGGCGGTGATGTTGAACCACGTGCTCTTGACGGAAAACGAATTACATTCAGTAGTGCCAAAGCCTGGGGATATTATTAGCCTTGCCCCGTTCGCTGGGGTCAGCGTCATTGTAATGCTTGTTATCTCAGCGGTGCTCTTGGCATCGTCTTGGGCGTTGAAGAAGCACGAACAGACATCCCTTGCACATGCACAACGTCACGCCAAAATAGGGGACTCGTACCTGTTCGATATAATGTCCAATTCATGGCAAGAGGGAAAAGCCTTACCTGTGATCTATGGGACTCACAGGGTAGGGGGGCAGTTCCTTCAACTATTCACCCGGCAACACGAGGAGGGGGTTGACAAGTTGCAGGTGTTATTGGGGTTGAGCGAGGGGCCAGTGGATGAGATCAACCCGAGCAGCACAACTAAAACAGTAACCAATGGCGCATGGGCGGCAGGGGTGGTGACGATTACGGTTGCAACCCATGGGTATTTCCTTGGAGACATAGTTATTGTCAGTGGGTGTGGGAACGCGAACTATGATGGGATATATACCATAGTTGCAGTCCCCACCGCGAGCACGTTCACTGCTTACTTAGTCAACAATCCGGGAGCATTCACAACTAACGGGACGGCGCGTGACACCAAGGGGACAAGCGACTTGCACATAGACGGGAACTCATCTGCAAACTATCGCAACATCATGCGCACGGAGAAAATAGGAACCAATACCGACACGGTTATCCCAGACCTCCGCGAGGTCGTAACGGCTAACGCCTACAATGTGCAGGTCGGATTGGGTAGCAATACAACTGTGAACGGGACCACGGCATCCAATGCCTTCCAAATCAAGGGCACGTTCGCTTCGGGGCTGTACGAGCTGGATGGCGACGGACATCCGAAACCTGGCTGGCTAAGGTTATATTACAAGTTCCGCACAACGGCAGGCCCAGGCGCGTGGTCTTCAAATGTATACCCGACGAACGACCCTTTCAATACAGACGTACCAGGGGAGTATCGGCGCAGGAGAACGACCCCGTATTCCATCTGGATCAAGGGGACATTCCCGTCCAAAGACACCTATGATGTATTCATTGGCCATGACAATGGGATCGGGCATGATGGGTCGAATCAGTTCTGTGACTTCACAGTCAAGGAATACCAGGAGATTGCATACGATGACCTGAGATATCCCAATGTTGCAAAGATCGCGGTCACAACCATAGCCCACGAATCCCTCTCGGGCCAGACCCCTCGGATAACCAGCTTGGTCAAGGGCCGCAAGATCATGAGCCTGTCATCTGCGACGGCTGTGGCGGCGGCGGCATATTCAAACAACCCGGCTGATGTGTTCTTGGATCTGATGTACAACCGCCTTTATGGGTTCGGGAGTTATGTTGACGCCCGTATGAATTTGACCGTGGCGGGAATAGCAGGGGGGCCGTTTACCATAGGCGAGGTGGTGACAGGACCGACTTCTGACTATCAATTCAGAGGGATATGGAAAGCATTAAGCGGGACCACCGCAACAATCGAATGCGTCCAAGGGATTCCCCACGGCACCCTGTTGGGCGGCACGTCTGGGGCAACGTGTAACATCACAACCATTGACGAAGCCTACGCCACAGACCTGCCCAAGTTGTGGGAGTTCTCGCAGTTCTGTGATGAGCAAGTCCCCGACGGGTCTACCATCACAACGGTGGATGCTAACTCAGCGAGTGGGCAGAAGGTTTTGAACGTGGCAAGCACCACGCCCTTCACTGCCGGTGATTCTGTGGTGATCAATTACGGTGGGATTAGGGAAGAAGACGGGACAATCAACACTGTACAGGCTGGGGTTTCTATCACCCTGTTTGTAAACATGACATACACCCACACGGCAGGCCAAGCAGATGAGGTAAGCGTAGCCGAGAACCGCATGGAGTTCGACTACGTGTATGACGGGGGGGAATCGGCGTGGGATGCGCTTGAAAGAATCTGCAAATGCTCTCGGGCTCTGTTGGTTCACTACGGTGCCAAGATATGGCCACGCCCCCTAAAGAGCGAAACGCCGGGGCAACTTGTTTGCATGGGCAACCAAGGGGTGCATTCATTCAAGGTTTCATATCTACCAACAGGCGACCGTCCAAACATGATAGACATGCACTATTTGGACAAGGGCTACGACTATAGAAAACGCACGGCATCAATGGAGGCCCCGGAACTTCTTGCCAATTCGGAGAAGGTCCGCAGGATAGAGTTGGAACTATACGGCGTTACTCGCGAAAGCCAAGCAAGCAGAGAAGGGTTTTTCCGGCTGAAGCGTCTGAGATACACGAGCAAGCAAATTGAATTCAAGATGGGGATTGAGCATATAGACTTTGAAGTAGGGGATGTTTTTCGATTTCAACATGACGTGCCAGGGATCGGCGCGGCAGGTGGGCGGATCGTTTCGTCTACCAACTCCACCGCGTTACTTGACCATGACGTGACTCTCGCGGGAGGCGAGACGATCAGGGTTCGGCATACAGACGACACACAGGAAACGCAAACCATTACCACGGCGGCAGGAACGGTGCGGGAGATTTCGATTGCAGCGGCAACGTGGACAACCAATCCCGCTGGTCCAGATGTAACCTATGTGATTGGAACGCCGGGGCAATATCGGTGTATCTCGCTCAGGCCCAACGAAGACGGCATAGCCACCATCACTGCGGAAGAAGATGATTCAGCGTACTACGTGGACGACTACGGCACTGTCCCGACGTTCACAGAGACCACGCTATTCGATCCCAACGCCATGCCTTCAGATGTCAGCAACCTGACTCTGCATACGTGGACATCGGTGAACCAGGACCAGACCATTACCTACACCATCCAGGCGGACTGGATCAAGCCAGAGGATAAAAACTACGCCTACGCTGAGGCGTGGCTGATGGATGACTCGTCCTTCATCGCGGAGCAGAGCAAACAGAATTATGAGTCGGGAACGGGGAACGGGGAATTTGACCGGCCATGGGGGACGTGTTCGGACGGGACTTATACCTACACCATAGACTACCAGAACCATCGGGTGGTAAAACTGAATGCGCTTACCCTGGCATGGGTTGCTAACTATGGAAGTTTCGGGGCGGGCAATGTCCAATTCAAATATCCCGCAGACATTTGCACCGACGGCACACATCTATGGATCATCGACTCGGGGAATTACCGGGTGCAAAAGATCACAGTGGGTGGGGTGTTCGTCGCTGAGTTGGGGGCGCGGGGGGCCGGGAACGATCAATTCGAAATGCCCTTGGGAATCTGCCATGACCAGACAAGCACAATCTGCGTGGCCGATACCTACAACCACAGAATTGTTGAGATCGACGACGCCCTTGTGGGGGTCGGCGGGGGGACGTGGAACGCCTTCGGAGCGAATGGTGCGGCAAATGGGGAATTCGAACGGCCCATGGGGATTGATGTCAACCCCACGGATTCAATGTATTACGTGGCCGACACGGGCAATAGTCGTATCCAGGCCATTACCACGGCCCTGGTGTTCTCTGCCAAGATCGGCACCCTTGGTACGGGGGATGATAACTTCAAGTTCCCCATGGATGTAGCCTGCGATGTTAACGGGGACTATATTTGGGTTGCCGACACAGGGAACCATCGGGTGGTAACGCGAGAGGATGACCTATCGTACTACACGGAGGTCGGCTCGGAAGGTCACTTACATGATCAGTTCGACCAGCCCGGGGGGATAGCCTTCTACAATGGCGAGTTGTACGTCACAGAGATACAAAACCATCGCATCCAGCGGAGGTATGCACAGGTCCGTACAACGGATGACTATGAATATATGGGGGATTCTTACGGGGAACTGTACAGAATCAACATGGGCAACGCGGCAGGCAAGCAGTTCAAAATTGCCGTGGTATCTGTAGGTAGAAATAACGTCAAGAAGTCTCCCGTGGATGGGGTGACGGCAACGGTGACGATTCCAGCGCGTACCACTGTGCCCCCAGATGTCCAGACTCTTGCCGTTGTCGGCGCAGGAAATCAAGCGCGACTGACCTGGAGCGCAGGCAAGGTGCCTGATTTTGCAGGCTATGAGATCCGAGTGGGGAATGCGTGGAGCACCGCGACTAAGATCGCGTTGACTCAGGACTCATACATCACAGTCCCCGCTCCTGCGGCAGGGTACTCTCGAACGTATTATTGCGCGGGGAAGACCACAAGCAACGTGTATTCTGCAACGCCTGCAAGCGTGACATATACAGCCCCATTTCTATCCTTCCCTCTCGCTGGGGGGTTGGGGTCTAATTACGCGACATAAAGGAGTAGAGCCATCGCCTGGGACGAGTCTAAGACGAACATGAGCGTGGTCGGTGCGGACCTTCAATTAGACGAAGGTTACGGGTACGGCACGTATGAGACTGGTTCGCAAGACCAGAGCGCGATTGCGTGGTATTACATCTTTGTGGAGTGCAAGGTTGAAGAAAGCCCTGCATCTACGGGTACGATGTCGTGGACCCTGGAGATTGACACATCTCTGGATGACATTGCATGGGACGGCTATCAGCTCTTCCAAGAAGGGGAGTTTCATTGCCGATACTACCGGCTGAGAATCAAGGTGTGGGGAGATCCCGCCACAGCCCAACGGCCCAAGGTAACCCGCTTTGAAGACGACCCGAGAAGGATGGATGTGGTGCCCACCCCGGCGGCCATCACTTCGGCATTGAATCAACCGGCTGGCACTGAGACACGGGGGAAGCGGCACCGGGTGGGAGCGGGTGCGGGAGACTGGGCGGGGAAGGATGACTACCTTGTCGAGTGCATGGATGCCACCACCCCATCGTGGAGATTCACCCCGCCCGTTAAGGGAATGCGGGTATGGAATGACGGCACCGATCAGGTAGAGATTTACGATGAAGCAGGAGAGTGGGTGCCTTATGACGCCCGCAAGGTCGCGCCATTCCGACAGACCATGATGGCACAGGGTTACGAAGCAGTGAACGGGCTGTGGGGATATGCTATTGATGGTTTGCAGGATTCTAATGGGTATATCACCAACGCCGCAGGCGATGCGAACCAGGATCACGTTGACTATAACATCGGCCTGTTGATGGGGGATTATGATTTAAGGCTGTGTACAACGACCGGCGCGAACCATGGAATCTGCAAGGTGTACATTGATCCTCCGGCGACGGTAGGCACTACTTTGGTGGCGACGTTTGACCTCTTCGCCGGGGCTGCGAACAACGTCATCCAGACACAGGCCGCGATTACCATTGCAGCCGCAGGCACGAAGACGGTACGCCTCAAGGTGGACGGGAAGAACATCGGAAGCGGGGGCCATGAGTTAGAGATTTCGTGGGTGGAGATTTGGCCGACGTAATGGATACCTACGCTTACTGCATGAATGAACGGTGCCGGTTGTACAAACAAGCCCAGTACATTCCCCAGGCAGGGGTGGTGTACGAAGAGGGAAGATTGGCTACAAAATGTCGATGTAGTGGGCCTTTAGTCCAGTTGACTGAAGGCGACCTACGTGAGTTAAGGGAAATGCGAACCCGTACTAAGGAGGTCGAACGATGAAGGTGAAAATGCTGGTATGTGTCGCCGTGCTGTGGTGCGCTTCGGGATGCGCCCTTCTGGAATCAGGGGCAAAGGCCACGTTTGATATCGCGTGGAGCGCGGGGACTGCAGTGGTCAAGTCGCAGATCCCCTTTCTGAAACAGGAGATCCTTGACGGGGCCAAGGCAATGGCCGATGAGGGGCTTGACAAGGCCATGGTCTACACGGCGGAGAAGACGGCAGGGATGGCCGACGCCTCGCTTGCTT